GATCCGCTGGTTGCGTTCTCGATGAACCACAGCTTAGAAACGGTGTTCGGCCCTATAGTGATGGTGCAAGTGCTATCAAGAGTGCCAGTGTATTTGAGGAAGAGACTGCGGCCTGGATCAGTAGACCCATCAGCAATAGTAGTAGTATGAGTATCAGCATTAGTCGTAATAGCTTCCGTCCCAAAAGAAAAAGCCTCTGCAATCAACTCGAGGTTCGTGTTCGTACTGGTGCCCCACGTTCCTGATTCATCGCCTGTAGCGATTTCTTTTAAACGTAGGTCATTAACATAAGTTGCCATTTAAGCTACCTCTTCCCAATCAGGGGTTTGACTGTCTGAAACAGCCGACCAAGTAATACTTTGACTATCCGAAACAGCTGCCCAGTCTGGAACTTGATTATCGTCAACAAGCCCCCAAAGCGTAATCGTACCGACAGCTCCAGTTGCCGAAACACCCGTAACAGATACGTTTGTATCTGGGGCGATTGTAACTGATCCGACAGCTCCTGTGCCTTCGATACCAGTAACTGAAGTAGTCGCTGCAGCAACGACCGCAACTGAACCAACCGCTCCAGTCCCAGCATTCCCAGTAACAGCAGCATTCGCGCCGCCGGTAGCAGTAACCGTTCCGACAGATCCAGTCCCTGCCACCCCTGTAACAGACGTGTTTGCCGCAGCCGTAGCCGTAGCTGTTCCAACAGCTCCCGTACCTGCAACACCTGTCGGCGAAACATTCGCTGTACCTGTAACTGTAAGTGACCCAACAGCCCCTGTACCTGCGACGCCTGTGGGACTGACGACTGCTGTACCTGTCGCTGTAACTGTCCCAACAGATCCAGTGCCCGCAACGCCTGTAACTGTTGCGATAGCATCTGCACTAACCGTAACAGTGCCGACAGCGCCTGTTCCCGCAACGCCTGTAACTGGGACTGGACTAGGTTGGCCCCAGCCGCCATCACCCCAAGCGCCTCTGCCCCAGCCGGTAAGGTTAGACATTTAAGCGATGCGAATAATCGCATTACTAGCGTTAGCAGTAGGAAACTGTATCGTAAAATCCCCAGACGTAGACGTTTTATCTGCGCCAAAATCTAAAGCACATACTGCAGGATCACCTGAAGCACTATCATTAAATATTAATGCGCCTCTTGCCGTAATACTGCTAGAACTAAAAGTAAGGTCAGAAAAATCTGTTATAGCAGTAGTTCCGTCATTACTCGGATCAACACGAGTTAAAGAAGCCCCTTTAGCTGTATACCCAGTGCCGGATACCTCGTTAGACGTAGTATATGCAGTAGTGCCTGCTCCTAACGAAGCAGAACTTGTATATAGGGCGAGATTGAACGTGCTTCCACCTGTATTTTTAAAATTATGTACAGCTTCTAAAAGTTCTTTTTTAAAAGTCGTACACATTGCTGTAGTAATAGCCATTACATTCTCCTAAGTATATTGGCCATCTCTTGTTGACCTTGTTTTTCTAACTCTGCTATCAAAGTCGTTCTATCGCTTTTAATAGCTTCTTTCAGATAAAAAAGCACTATCTGTTCTACACTTTCTTTAAACGCTTCTGCTTGTTGAGCAATTAAAGGATGTGATTTATTCCCGACGCTAATAATTCTATCAGACGCTGATTTAGCCCAAAAGTCTGCGGAATGACCTTTTTGTTCTGTAGCCGTTACTAAAAAGTTTCCTACTTCTAGTTTCGGAGCTTCCATTGCTATCCTCTATTAATATCGTACCGATATTCGTCTTGCGAACCATAACCTTGACCCAGGTTTTTAAGACCGTTTACGGCTTGTACAAATCTTTGTTCGTATAAAGCTGTTTCTTGTGGGTTTTTTAAAAAATTAGCAGCTTCTACTAAAGTACCATATAAAAGAGCATCGGGTGCATTATCTGAAAGCCACGTCGTATCTGTTCCGCTCGTCGTCGTTAATGAAGCAGGTCTATATTTATAATGCAGTTCAAACGTGTAGGTTTGGTCTGGCGTAGGCGCTAAAAGAAAGCTATTATCGTCAAATAAAGCGTAATATTTAGGCAGTCCTGTCGTAGAAGCATTCGGTGTAAAGTCTCTAATAAAAGAAACGTGTTTAAAGAGTAAGTACGAATAGACGTTACTAGAGATTACAGCGAGGCTATACGAGGCTAAAAAATCGCTAGGGGTACTTAGATAAGTATTACTAGCGGAAGCCGTGCCTGTGACATTTTTACGGAATACTGGAAGCTCTACTGCTTTTAGTATTCTTTCCTCTGCTTCTTTTATGAAAGTATCTAATGATGCGACAAAGGTCGTTTCAGCACTTTCTACATAATTTTGGACAGCTGTTTTTAAAGTACTTAAAGTAAAACTCATGTCGTCGTCACCGTTACAGTCCCAACGCTACTGATACCCGAAACTCCTATAAAATCGGTGCCTATAGGGTCTACAACACCTAATGATTGGCCCCCTATATTACGTCCTGAGTCGGTAGTGTTACTCGGCCCTGTAGTTCTTACTAGCCCTAATTGAGCTTGCGGCAGCGGCACTTCTGGTCTTGCTTGTCTAAGACCTTCTGGGTCTGAAGCATGATGCGGAGGATCTAATTGTGGGTGTTTAGGTTCAAAACATTCTGGACAAACTTTAAAACCTGTCCATTCCATTCTCATTTGTAAATATTTGACACGAAACCCGCAACGATCACATACACCGTAAGCATATTTACCTACTGCGAAAGCCATTACAAATACGTCCGTTTAGGTACTAACCTTAACGAGCTATCGTCATCGTAACGTATTGCGTTTACTAAGTTCATCTCATAAAGAGGTTGTAACATCGCAGCTTTTTCTGGATTCTTTTTCATAGCCAAATAAAAAGCTAACCCAGAAGTAAGGCAAGGCAAAAATCTACTAGGTAAATCTACATCGTTTACAGCCGCCGTAATATCTTGGATACGTTTCCAACGATACGATACAAATTTATCTGTAGAGTTCTCTGGAGCAGGCCAAACATACAGCTTCGGTGTAATCGTGCGCTCTAAATAATATTGAGTCACCCGCGCTTTCGTCAGCTTATTAGGTATATCTAGATATTCCCCACGATCTATACGATCTAATTGGAAATCTGTTTGTATACTGTTTGTCGTACGACGTATTACAGCGTCTAGAATATCAATGTCGAATTGATTTAAGTCGTAAGTCGTTTGACCTTCGACGAGATCTAAAGATACTTGTTCTACTTCCCATATTTGTATGCCTCTGTTTGACCAGTCAGCAAACATAATATTCATAGAACGACGCGCAGTTACGCCGTCATACCCTGTTCGATATTCTAGACCTGCTAATTCATACGCTTCTTCAATCGCATCTGCAGCGTTTAAACTAAAAGTACGAGTGCCTGATGTAGCCATTAGCCATAGTTCTTTATAAGTTCTAAAACAATAACGTAACTATCATTTGAAGACGCACCTATTGTAGTCAGTAATATATCACCAGTTTTACCGCTACCGGCGGTGTTTTTAAGACCACCGAACTCGCTAAAATCCATATGGCCATTACTATCTTGCGCTAGTCCTAATGCTATTGTATTAGTAGTTGCGTCGAACAAAAGCTGTACTTGCGTAAAACCAATAATTGAATGGCTTACTTTTTCGATAACCACTCCACTACAAGCAGTACCATCTTCCCGAGCAGCTAACCCACTAACATCTACTTTGTTGACGGCATCTTCACCAGTGCCGTCACTCAAGTTCGTTAGTTGTATTACTGCTTTATGCGTACCATCAGAAATAGTTGTTGAAGTTACTGCATCAGCCATATCCGTCTCCTATTACGCTATTTGCACATACTCAATAATAAACGTAAATGAGCCAGCAGTTGTCGCGTCAACAGTATTCGTAATATTACAGAAAATCGTTCTTGCAGTATCTGTATATTGAACAGACGCAGGCGCTGTAGTACCACTTTGAGTCTGAGTTACCAGCGTTGTTGTAGTTACATTGTGTTCAACAACAGTCGTGCCACCGTCCAAAATCTCATCAGTTACTGCCGCAACAATCTGCGCACCAGAGCTAGAAGTACCAACTTCATAACCAATATCACCTGTACCAATAACAGGAGAGGTATCACAGAAGATTTTGATATCAGTAATAATTGTGTTTGCAGGCTGGGTAAACTCACCAATAGTCGGGCTGTCTCCCGCTGTAGTATTGACCGTAACGCCTGTAGCAAAACCAACGTGCTTTACATATTTATTCGTCACGATGCCGGTAGATGCGATATCTACTACATCAGTAAGCGCACCAGTGCTTGCGTTTTTCGAAACAACTTTAAACCCGTTCTCTGATCGGACGGGGCCGTTAAACGTAGTATTAGCCATTGTGATCTCCTGTCGTGGCTAGTGTCAGGCACGGGATGTACCTGTCAGGGATGGATGCTTTATACAGCAGAAAAAGAAAAGGGGCAACTAGTGCCCCTTTCTTTGCGATATTACGCAGCTCCTGGAGAGCCGAAAATACCACGCCAGTCACTAAAGCCAAAGCTATAGCGTTCTCTGGCTTTATAGCGAACATTACCAGTTTCGAAGTCGCCTTCCATACTGGTTGCAACAGGCGAACGCACAAAGTGCTTCAGTCCGTTAGGTACGTCAGTCGTCAGGAAAAACGCATCAGTATCTGTTAGATAGTGATTAACGGTGTATCCCTCTGGAACCATACCCATGTTGCGTAGTGCGTTGATATCATTATCCGCCGTACCGACTCGTCCTGGAGTTTCCAGTAGACGATCTGCAACGAATTGCAATGCGGTTGGGATAATCAGCTTACGCGCTTGTGCGTTGATCTTTAGACCACGCTCATCTTCGAAAGCTGCGATATCAATCAGCGACTGCTCTAGTGAGGTTTCATTAAGATCCGACGCAGTCGATAGCTCGTTACGTTGGGTCTCATTACCTACAGTCGGGTGATCAGTCGCACATAGTTCTTTGCCATCGCCACCAACAAAAGAGGAGCTAAACGCATTGTTCAATATGTTTGCGCCCTTAATGTTTTTGGTGGTCATCATAGAACGAGCAAGTGCTCGCGTATAACGAGATGACAAGGTGTCGTACAAATTATCTTCAATAGCTTCTTCAGTCAATGAAAAAGCCAAAGCGATAGTTTCATGTGAGTACCGTGCAGTAAAAGATTCTTGCGCGGTGTCATAAGTCACACCAGAACCTTCAAACTTTACAGGAGCCTCGCCGAAACCAGTCAACATTACCTCTTCTTCAAAAGCTCGTTCTGAAGTTTCGGTTTCGAAGATTTCTTCGTACTCAGCGTCGTAGCGATCATACTCTAGTCCGAAGAGAGCATGAAGGCCAGGAACCAGCTCTTTTACGAGTTGAGCTCTATTAATAGCCATTAGTTACTCTCCTTCGACTATACAGCGAATACGTTAGTTGGGAACGAAAAATACCCACGAGCGTTAGCACCAATGCTATTACTCGGAGAATCTACGAACCTATTCAACAACGCTATTCCGCTACTTGTTGTCGCTGTTACACCTTCTTTGGATCGTCCATTGTTAGTGCTGCCAGCGGTTGTGGTAATCGTATATTTAGCACCAATAAAACTTACGGCTGGAGTGCCGGCAGTAAATTGAGCTTCGTATACGATTGCTGGGTCGGTATATACATACGCTTCTACGTCTGCTGATCCCAGCGTAGCTGTTGAAGCAGGGAAAAACGTAGAATATGTAGGAGTACCGTCGGTTGCGGTATAGAAACATCCAGCAAAAACTCCAGCTGGTGTGCCTGTCGCAGTGCCTTGGATCACGTACCCAGAAGATAGGTTTACAACGTCTCCGTTGAAGATAGCAGCAGAGGTGCCACTAGCAATACGCAACTTCTGAGGACGGATCGTACCACCGTAAAGGTGATAGGCTGGTGTGAACCCGTTAGGGGCGTCAGTATTAGCCATGATTTAATCCTCTAAGGAAAATGATAACTTAATCAGCAGCCGGTTTTCGACTACCGAATTCCACTTTGGTGCTTCTCCTCATATCGCTTTGTCGTAGCGGCATTCTTGGATCAGCTTCTCGCATCAAATCGTTGTCAACACCTTGAAGTTGTTCTGCTGTCTTTCCGTGGAAATAATCATTACGTTCTTCGACGGTCTCTTCAGGAATTTTTGCGAGGATCAAGCCACCAACACCTATTACGCCAGCGTGTTTACCGTCCTCAATCGTAGGAGCATCGAACTCAGGATGATCTTCTGCTCTTACTGGCTCGAATCCTTCACGAATACGTTTTGACATATTCGCTCTATCATCGTGACCACGGACTTCTGCACGTACCCACCTGTGTTTATATCCAGGAGGAGCTTCAGGAGCGTCTAACATAGATGGCGGTTGCCATGGTTTACGGCGAGCGGTTTTAGCTCGAGTTTCAGCAGATCTGGAGGTACGATCTGTCATTTTCATCTCCTAAACGTATTTTGCGTACTCTTCTAGAGGCACACCTATTCTTTTAGCTATCGCTATCTGTGAAGGTGTGAGTTTCACACTGCGTGCACCTTTTTTAACAGAACCAACACCTCGGCTGGCTCCTGCTACGGCAGATTGCACGTTCTTTGTCTCACCGACAAATTTCTGTGGAAAAAGTTCTCGCATTTCTGCGTCAACTCTTTCGTAATAATGTTTAGAGCTAGGGACTACGCCCTCTTTAATTAACTGTTGGTGAACACCCATAGCAGCATAGGTCATACCCGTATCTTCACCAAACCAACTGTTTTTCTCTGCCCATGCTTCAGCTTGTGGGTCAGGCGCGGCTGGTTGTACATTTCGCCCTTGTGATAGCTCAGGCGTAACAACTTCTTGTTCTGCCGTTTGTTTTTGTCTTGCTACCAAACGCTCGGCATTTTGCGCTTCATAAGAAGTTTTAGCAACTGCCTCAGTAGCTAATGCAATCGCTTCAGCGTCACCAAGTTCCTGCGCCTCTTTTAAAGCACGTCTTGCACGTTCTTTATCAGACTCAATACGTTGTTTATATTCATTAACAAGCGTTGAATCTGAAGATTTTAACTTTGTTTGCAGCTGATTGTTTTGCTCAGAAATTTTCTTAGCAAATTCAATCGCTTCTTCTCTTTGACGCTCAGCTTCTCGCATACGATAAGTAAGTTTA